ATGAATCAAGGTTATTATAGCAGTCTTTTGCTATTTTATACTCCCCTGTAAAATCTGATTCCTGTATTATTGCCATTATTTAAATTTCGCTTTGCCTTGTTTTACTAATAATCTAGCTTTTGCCTCAGACATTTTGATAACCATGCCACCCATAACAATATAACCGTTGTATTTTTCTGGTGCTTTAGCCTCTACTTTGTTCTCTGTTACAATCTTTTCAGCTTTGTTGCTTGGTTTGTTCTCAACCGCTTTTTTGNTTCCTTTCTTCTTTGCCATAACTTAATGTCTTTTACCACCAAAAGCCCGTACATCTCTGCACAGGCTAAAGGTAGTTTAACTCTTATTATGGAGTTTCGATTGCACCTTTATCAGTTGTAAAGTCTCCAGTTACGAAAGATCCTCTATCATTAGTTTTAACGATACAAACACCTCTCCACTCAGCTCTAACCGTTCTAAGGTTTTTAGTGAAATCATCACCTGCTAAAGCAACCTCAATAGAGATTGAACCTTTATCATAAACAGTAGCCAAGTTGAACGCTCCAACTAAGTACTGATCTTGAGTTACTAAAGTAGACTCGATAATGTTAACGCCATCCAAAGAAAGTTGACCAGCAACCATTTGTAATTGGTCAATGTATCTATCATCAGTAGATCCAACTTTAACCATTTTAAGGCTAGTAACATCAGATGGGTGCATTAATATATAGTTAGGAGCAGCTTGATCAGCTATCTTAACTTGGTTGATTGCAACTCTTAATACATCAACAATGTTTGCATTGTCAACAGCACCAGCAAAAGAACCAGCGGCAAAAGCAGTAGCAACAGTTTTGATACCTTTTAAGTTTGTTCCCGTTCCATCACCTTCATAAACTTGCGACTCAACATCTTTCAATAACTCTCTCATTAACTCATTGTTAATTTCAGAAGTCATGAAAGAAATATCCTCTACCATCTCATCAGATACTTTGATAAATGCTGTTCTTTTCTTAACAGTCTCAGACGCAACAACTAGATCAAAATCTATTTGGTTTTTCAAATCACCCTCAGCAGTTCCACCAGCAGCACCATCTTTGTTTGCTTGTGATACCCATGAGATAACATTGCTCTCAGCAGTTCCTCTTGAAACAATATCAAGCAATCTAACTTGACGAGATGCTAATGCACTCATTCCTGCTAATCTTTGCTCAACTGGTACATTTCCACCAGATACATTTGTAGAGATTAACATATCAGCAGCAGCCTTGAAATTAACAGATACAGACTTATCATCTTTCATCTTAGATAAAATCTCTTTGTTTGCTTCTAATCCTTTAGCGATAGAATCAACCTCACCAGCTTTTGCCTCTTTTTCTCTCTCAGTTAGTTTTTTAATAGCAACCCCATACTCTTTTAAAGCAGTGTTTAGAGCTTTACTTTGCTCAACTCTATTGTTTTCTAACTCAGATTTAAGAGAATCAATATCCTCTTTTGATGCTTTTGCTTCAATTGCAGCAGCTAAATCTGTTCTTGTTTTTTCATTGTACTCATTGTACAATACTGCTAATTCCTCACCAGTTTTTCCTTTGTAATCCTCAGTGCTAATTCCTTTAGCCTCTAAGAATGAATTAAAATTTTTCATTTGTTAATTGATTTAAATAAAATTGTTTATGATTATTAATTGATTCATTCGGCTCATTAGTACCAAGTGATGCAGGGTCAACTGCTTTCGGCTCGAATTTAATAAGTGAATTATATTTACTTTGTATTACTTTTAATTGGCTTTNAATAGTCATTAAACGCTCATCAGTGCCTTTTCCGTTCTTTAATGCGTTAATTAAACCATTCATTTTCTTGTTGAGCTTGTCCAAATACTCCTCAGAATACTGATCTTTTCCCGATACACTAAACACTGGAGTTTCTGAGTTAGCTCCAAAGGTAACAGCAGAACCCTCCATTAAGAACACCTCATTAAGCTCTGTTAAGCCATCCTCTCTAACCTTAATTTTATCAGGAATAGAGATGAATCCTATACTATGCTCTGTTATTATTCCATCCTGGTAATCTAAAAAAGCATCATTTCCTTTTGTGCTTCTGCCTAAATCTCCAATACCTACTAAATACTCATGTGTTTCCTCTAGGCTTCTCCAAACCCCAATCTCATGCTCAAAATCATGGTATCTAAGAAATTTTATCTTTCTGTTTGATTGGCTTTCATGCCCTCTCTCCTTAATTGACTTGGCAAACGCACCTCTTGTAATAACATCTCCATCACTATCCACATTGCCAAATGCAGACAAAGCCACCTTGACTCTCCTGCCTGCTGTATCAATATCCTTAACACTAAGCTCAATTGATTTTGTTTGAAATAATCCGTTCATAATCATAATCCTAATACTGCCCTTGCTGTTTGCTCATCAAAGCCATAAATTTCTACCATTGTATTAATTGCAGAGCTTTCAGATGTTACTCCACTAGCAACCCCTTGCTGTATTGCTAGAATCCCTTGAACACCTCCAACAGAGCCTCTCAATGATGCCTGTGCTTCTGCATTTCTTTGTTGTGCTTCTGCATCACCCTCTAAACTATCATCCTCAGATACGCCTCCAGATACATTTTCTGGTACTGGAATTATTGTTGCAGCCATCTCTTTGGATATGCCATAGGTTTCTTTTAATATCTCTATCTTAGCAGCATCAGTTGTTGGCATACCTAGCACTGTATTAATGCCCTCCACTACAATTTTATCTTTCTCTGCCTCTAATTTTTGATCAGATTGCAACGCCTCAACACTACTAAAATCTCTCCTCAGTCTATAACCGCCCTCTGGAAATATGTTTTTAACTAGGTATTGATTGTGTTTTGCTTCAATCTTTTCTGCTATTGGCATGATTGCATTAGTGTATAATGCTTTTTCTGCCTCTTTTCTGTTGTTAAATGTCTTATTTGCGGGATCATTAAATAGGCTAGAATCTAATCCAAACACATTACAGATTGCTCTAAGGTTTATAACACCTTTCTCAACTAACTGCAAATCAGTTGAACTCATTGCCATTTGAATATAATTCAAATCAGCATTAGTTACCTTGATTTTACCAAAGTTATGTGAGCCTCCTGTATCTGTATTCCACTTATCCTGCATTGCTTGCGCCTCTGTATTTGTCATTGGTCTATCACTCCTATCAGTAATCAAACCAACTGCACCTCTATTCTGTAATAATGCAGCATCAGCATCCCATCTATCATTACCAACTTGCACCGCCCTTGATGCTACTTGAATGATTGACAAGCCATCAAAGCTCTCCTGTACGCTTGTATAAGCTGGGTTGAATAACTTAATATGCTCAATCTCCTCCGCTTGGTATGTCCTCTTGGTAGTGTTTAACTCAAATTGATACTTTGCATTAGGCAAAAAGAAATCATTTCCAGTAGTAGCACAAACAAAAGGAGATGGTAATACATCCACCTCTGCAAACTTACTACCAAACAATCCAGTTTCTCCTAACAGATAACCATTACCATTAGCTAGTAAATAGGTTAGCAATTGCTCCTCAATATCCTGCCATGTGTAACCCTTTCCTTTGTTTGGGTTCTCCATTAGCTCATGCAATTCAGTATCTAATACCTCCTCCCATCCATCAGCAGTTTGCTTTTCTACCACATAAGGCACTGAGTTGGTAATATCAACTATCTTTTTGATAACAGAGTACACATCAACATTAGATTCATACCCTTGTTGCAGTAAATTTGTAGGGTTTGCTGCTAATTTATTGGCATTAAAACTGCCAAACAACTTCCAGATAGTTTGCCTATCTACTGTTGTTAACCCTAATTTACCCCCTAACCAAGTTTGAAAACTCATTAATTTTAGAAATATATCTTACAAAAATACAATTTTATTTATAATGATTCTAAATAAATGCTAACCAATGAAAATTGGCTCTCTATCTAAATCATCAAATGCGTACCTAATAGCATCAATAGCATGGTTAAATTTATCTATTGGCACATTCCCTCCTTTGGTGTGCCAGATGTAATTATTTAACTCCTTTTTAATGTTGTGGCTATCTGGATGAACGTGTATTGTATAGTCCTGCATCTGAGCAATTCCATTCCTTACACTATCCTTTCCTTTTTTGCATGGGTATATTTTAAACCCTTTACGCCAAAGCTCATCAATCAATCTAGGCTCTGCATTGTCAGCAATTACCGTTTCACTAGGCTCAACAATATCTCTCATTAGGTCTGCAATCTGATCAGTACTCAATCCCTTATCATAAATAAACTCCTGTACAAATAGTTTATTATCTTTTTTAGCCACTTTGATTAGGGTTGTAGGATCATTGACATAACCAAAATCCATGCCCCAAATGAATGGCAGGCTCTCATCAAATTCTGATTCTATCCAATTCTCAAATATAACGCCCGTTGGTCTAGTTCTTTGCCCTGTACCGTAAACACTCCACCAATATTTGTTGCTCTTTTTGCTCTCAATATCTAGTATTTGATCCCTTGTAAGATGTGGATTGTCTTTGTATGTGGTTATTATAGGAGGGTTTTTATCTATGTAAGGGTTTAACCAATGCTCTGAGGGCATGGCTGGGTTGTAATCCATTATGATCTTGTGCCTTGTTCTGGGGAATAACTGATCAATAGTATCTTCTTTTAGTTGGTCTGCCTCATTAAGCCAGAGTATATCTCTAGCTCGACCATGTATTTTACCAGGATCATCAGCCCCATAATAGGATATAGTGTTCTTGTTTAGTATGTAAAACTTATCTGTTTTGTTGTGGTTGTTGGGATTGTACATATTGTGGTTAACTAAAACCTGTTTAAAATCCTTCCACACGGTCGATTTGAGAGATGTAAACGTATCTCTAACAATATCTATCTCTAATCCAGAATAATTATTACACAACCAGATAAAATAATAGATGGTGCTGAATGTTTTGCCACTCCTAGTGCCCCCCTGCAACAGTGTAAATCTGTTTTTAGGAATACTTTTCTTTAAGAATAAGTAATTAGGATTCGCCTTCACTTTTTATTGTTAACATAACAGGTTTCTCTAAAGGAGCAATGCTTGCAATAATACGACTTTATACGAAAAAACTTATGAAAAATAGACTTGAAAACATCTTCCTTTTTACCGTGTTTTCCACACAACTGAGGGTTTGGATAGCTTCCGTAACTACTCATCCCCTCCCTCGTCTAACCAATCTGGTAAATTCTTTTCTAATTCCACCTTAATATCCTTAGTCTCTTTTGGTTTCCCTAGAGTGTAAGATAAAAATAATGATGCAGATTTAACATCTCCACCTATAACAGCATCCTTGTATAGCTTGTTCATTAATTTCTGGAGCTTTTCATAATCAAAATCCTGCTCCATGTACTGTTCTAACAGCTTCTTATTAGGGTTTAACCGTTTATCTGTTGCTTTTGTTGCTTTGGTACTATGTCCTCCGTTGCTTTTTCTCTTATCTCCTGCCATTAATAGAAATTAATTATTAATTCAAATATACGTAATTTTTAATAGTTGGTTATTTACTTGCTTTTTTGTATTGCTCATCTAAAAATGATTCTATTATAAAATCACTATCCTCTATTTTGCTCAATGTTTGATGTTTTTGCCATTCATAAAAAACGGTTAGCAGTTTGTGTTCATTAGATCTTTTCCTTTCTTCATCCGTTAGGTTGTTGTTGATTAACCTATCCCACTCCTTTTTATCTAAACTCATCCTTTGATTGCTTTTATTCCAGTTTCTAAACTCAATTATTTACAACTTTTATCTTGTCCTCTTCTTTTTCTATGTTCTTCCAGAAGTAACCACATCCATCCTCCTCATCATAGTAGAAACTACCCCACGCCTGGAAAAATCCAGA